ACGGTGGAGTATAACTACCTCCAGTATCACAAATAACGTACTGTCCAACATTATCTGCGGCAGGATCTATTAACACTCCATCAGGATAACCACTAATGTCAGTATAGTCTACATTACCTGTCGATGCGTCCAGTGTACCTATCAAAACATTAACCCCTGCTAGTGCGGCTAACTGTGTATCTACATATCCTTTGTTAGCTACTTCATCCACTAACACAGGAGCTACAGAGTTAGGAGCAACAGTAAAAACTTTATGCCCACTAATACTTTGTCCAGTATCGACAGTAACAAATTTATCCGCACTAATTATCTTACTATCAACATAACGTTTAGTAGTTAACTCAGTATGTAAAGTAGGATCTCGATTAGATTCTGGCGGATCATCGAAAATTTTCTTACCTGTTATAGTTTGTCCATTTGTAATTCCAACAAATCTTTCATTTAGATCCTGCCATCCCGCATCACCATCTGCGGCTCCTATCTTTACTAACGCATCATCTAAATTACCACCGGGAGGTAGCGTAGGTCCAGAAGTCTTTTCATCCACATAGCGTTTGTTAACTACATTATCATCTAACACTGGATCGATAGTGTTAGCACCACCTGTGAATACCACTAGCTCTCGAAACGACTTTCCTGCTGTAATAGTCTGCCCAGTATCAGTAGTAACAAACTTGCTAGTATCTGCTGCTGGTCTACTATCAACATAGTCTTTAGTGGCTACATTAGCAGGTGCAGTAGGTGGTCTAGCACTAACAATTCCTGTAAATGTTTTGTCGCCAGTTATCTCTTGTTGAGTATTAGTAGTAACAAACCTTTCCTCATTTATACCTGATGGAATATGAGTCCATACCACACCATCCGATACTAACCAATCACCTACATTTATGACTATCGGCACACCACCCGTTGGTGTATAGTTATTAGACCTAACCGTGCAAACTACAAACTGATCTACATTAGTTGGTCCTGCTGCTAACAATGGACCATCGGTATATGTCGAGGATACAGTATAGTTAACAACTCCTGTGCTAGCATCTAACATTCCTATATACTCTGGCGGATTAGCTGTTAGTGGAGTGAAGTCTATATGCAACCATGCTGTACCATCTGATAACAACCAGTCATCTACTTCCAAGCTAATAGGAGCAGCAGCACCGGGAGGAGTATAATCACCTCTAACAGTACAAGCAACATACTGTCCATTGTTAGTTGTGGCAGGTGCGATAAGAGGACCATCAGTGTAACCACTAGCATCACTGTAATCCACAGTCCCAAGAGTCGCATCTAACAATCCTATATAACCTGTTACTTGTTGTGTTGTGACTGGAGTTAGATCTATTAATGTCCAAGCAGTACCATTAGTAATAAACCAGTCCCCAACCGAACAAGCTGCTGGCATTGTACCTAACACTGTCACTACTACAAAGCTACCAATCGGGACAGTTGCAGGAGGAGGTAAAGCACCTGATGCTAGTCCACTATTAGGTGTAGGAGTTAAGTTACCTGTCGAAGCGTCTAACTCTCCTATGTAATTCGCAACTTTCGAAAGCGTTTGCAGATTGACAGCATGTAGTGGTAGTACAGGATCTGCAACTTCGACTACTCCACCCCACCTAGTATTCTGATCTACAGCATCTATCTTAACTAACGGTTGATCTGTAGTTCCACCTACTGGCACTCCGCTAGTCGGTGCCCATATAACATCCCCATCAGTAGCACTATTCTTTGTTAGTACTTCACCTGTAGCACCTCCCGGCGGAACTGCTGACAAACTATCAACATATAGCTTGTTAGTTAAGTCATCATCCGCCACAGGAACTACTGCACACTTAACAGTGTTAGTATGTGTCTTCTGTCCTGTAACTGTCTGAACGACAGACATATACATAACATCTACTAAGTTAGCCGGAGGAACACCAGCAACTGCATTATCAACATAACGCTTAGTTGTTAGTTCATCTAACAATGTAGGATCTACACCATCAACTGTTAGTGTAAATATCTTCTTACCAGTTATAGTATCTGGTCCTGTAACTGTAACATAAGTTCCGGGAGGTATAGCAGCAGCCCCACCTGTCGGAGGTCTATTGCTTAACAAGACCGGATGCCTATCATAATTATTTCTTTCTGGCATATACTAACCTCTTAATAACGTTATTAATTATTCTCCATGCTCTCTCCGAAGCTGTGGCACTACACTTTCCAACGTACTAACTAACGAGGTTAGTTGCCCTTCCAGCATAGCTACCCTCGCCACTAAAGCATTATATTCTTTCCTAGTAATAGCCGATATAGGAACTTCACTGCTTAACAAAACTGGTTGTTTATCATGATTAGACATAGGCTAGTCTCGATTCTTCATCTTTTGCTTTTCTTAATTGTCTTAGTAATTCGTTAACAGAATTCTGCATTGCTCTTTCTACATCTGCTCCTACCATACCTTCTGATCCTGCTGCTACACCATTAATAGTAATAGGAGCATTCATAGTTACATTCTGTCCTCCACCTAACACTCCCTTCGAAAAGTCTCCTCTACTTAATGCTTGCAATGCTTGACCTAAATTCCAAGCAGCACCTACCTGACCACCTTGATAACCTTCAAGCTTATCTATTAGATCGGCTACATTATATGGTCCTATGTTCCATTTATCAGCACCTATCATTTTGGCAGCAGCTTGCAACATAGACATAGCATGTTTAGTCTTCTCTAATGGCACTACCATTTCTGGTCCTGCTTCACCTATCTGTGCTAATGTAGGCTTATTAACAAATCCGCCATGCTGCATTGCTGGAACACTAACAGCACTAATAGCTTTCTGATTAATAGCATTAACTCTTTGGTTCAACGCCTCTAACTCTGCTATTGCCGCACCAGTATTAGCACTAACATTAATGCTAACATCCTTTGGAATCTCATCCGCTTTTTGCTTAGTATCTCCTAACTGTTGTTTAGCTTGCTCTTCTCCTAATACTTCTACTTTAATCTTAGCTAAATCTTCTGGCATTGCTCCAGCTTTGACTAATCCTGCTGCTAACGATTCTTGTGCTTCTATACCTCTCTTACTTCCAGCAACACCAGCAGCCTTTTGAGACTCTAGCATTTGCCTATATGATCCTAGATCTGTAGCTTTCTTAGCTGCTTCCTGTGCTTTCTGTACTTCTTGCACTCCAGATACAGCACCTCTAACCCAACCTTCTAATGGTCCCATTCCACCAAATAGAAATGCTATCCAATCAAAACCTTCGAAAGCTTTTCTTAGTCCATCCTCTATTCCCTTTGCTAGTCCATCTACAATGGTAGTAATAGCCGTATCTATATTCTCCATTACTATCTGAATCTTGCTAAAGTCTATTGTCCATTCCTTACCAGCAGCACCACCCTGATCCGTTATAGCTGCTCCGAAGAATTCTCCTATAGCTTGTCCTATACTTTCCCAGTTAATCTTCTGTATCTGCTGAAGTATAATATCCGTAGCATTAGCAAGAAATGTCCATGCATTATCCCAACTAATCTTAGCAAGATTACCTATAGAATCGAATATAGCTCCCCAATCTATTTCATCTATACCTACCATTATCTTTGCCCATAAACCTTCCCAATCTATAGTGCCTAACTCTGACCATGTTACTTCCCATACCTTCCCTAGATGTTCCTTTAGATCAGCAAAAGTTACCTCTCCCTTTATAAAAGCTTCTACTTCTCTATAACCAGATAGCATCGGACCTTTAACCTTTTCCCACACTTGAGTTATAGCTTCTCCTATAGGTCCAGATACCTTTTGAAGTTGTTCTAACAAAGGTTTGAAAGCTTCATGCATAGGAGCAGTAGGTCCAAACATATCTGCCCAAGCTTTATCGAATGCTAGCTTTATCTTATCAAATCCCATCGAAACAGCAGCTTGAGCAACTACAAAACCTTTCTCTAATCCTTCTCCCCATTTGATAAACATAGGAGATTGCTTAACCATCCAATCCCCTAACGATTTCATAGCTGGAGTTAATCCACCTGCTATCCTACTAATAACAGGTTCTAATGCTAATGAAGTACCATGCAGCAAAGATGCCCATGCTGCTTGCGTCTCCATTAACGGACCACCTATAATTTCCTGTAGTCGCCTATATGCTTGCTCCTGTAGAAATAGCTTTCCTTTGCGAGTAGTTAGTGCCGCATCTACCCTATTCTCTTGTTTTAATATTACATTCTTAACATACTCTGCTCTAGCCTTTTCGCTCTTCATCGACTTGGTAGCTGCTATCCCTTCAGCACCAAAGAACATAGCTAATGGACTCTTCTTCGAGATTTGCCCAAACTTAATATACTTCCTAATCTGATCTCCTAGATCCTTAGCATCACCAGCACTAGCACCTATACCTTTCGAAGCAGTTAGCAATCCCTCTAATCCCTTAGACATCTTAGCCACATTAGCAGGACCAAACCCAGCTTGAGCCATGCTAGCATACAAGTTCTTCATAGTAGTAGCAGCCTGTACTCCAGTATGCTCTTGCATATCTGCTAATGCTATCAATTCCTTCTGCTGTCCAGCTATCAATCCCGGTCTTTTAGCTTCCATTGCAGTTAGCTTTTTATTACGCATTAAAGCCATCTGCAATTTTTCGTTAGCATCCTGTGCAGCTTTAGCTTCTGCTACTGCTCCCTTCATGAAGTTCTTAATACCTTCAAATGCCTTGAAACCTAATGCTAGTCCTGCACCAGCAGCAGTAAACTTAAGAAAGCCAGCAGTTAGGGATTTAGCCATACTCCCTAATCCAACCATAGCTTTTCCTACCCTAGCTATGCCTGCTTCTGCTCCTTTAGTTTGGGCTTCTAATTTAATAGTGCCCTTGATCTCTGCACCTTCAGCCATATTATAATCCCGGTCCTATAGTCTGAACATTATGCTTCTGTCGTTCCTCTTCTGCCATTATGCTAGCTACTCTAGCCCAATCAAGCATATCCTCTATTGTTAAATCTAACCAAAAGCTAATTGGACTATGAAAGCGACTACTCATTACCAAGCAAAACCTCATTATATCATCGGCACTCCCTATACCTTTTCCAACAAAAAATTTCTTACATTAGTAGTTATAGCCACATAGTCTTGTGCCCATAACTCATCGAAGTCTGCTGGATTCATCCTAGCACTAGCTGCTGCTACCATTATCAAATACCTATCATCCATGTTAGGAACAGCTATAACTTCACCTCTATATAACTGTCTAAAAGCAGCTAGTATCTCTTTCAAATCCTTAGCTTTTAACTTCTCTATATCACAGACTATCTCTGTATATTCCTTGCCATTCAATTGCGTCGGTTCTGTTAATGTAAACTTCACCTATTCTCCTTTCTTTGTTTCACCTAAATCACTACTAGCAAAACTACCAACTACTGGAGCAGTTTGCGCTTCAACTTCTCCTTTGACTACTATCTGTCTAGCTTCTATTCTATTCAGCGTCTCTAGAATTAAGTCTAGCCTTTGTACTATTTCTTCTTCACTCATGACGACATACCTATTGCCGAACGGATACCCCTACCATAATCAGTATGTAGAACATCATCGATAATATTAACCTTATCCTTCTCGAAGACTGTCTCTCCATTCAATACACCTTTAATATAAGTACATCCACAAAGGATAGCTACATTCTCCTTAACACCTACCTCTAACGCACCTAGATCAAATCCTTTTGGTAATACTATCATACCAAATCTCCACGCACCAATCGAAACCATGTGCGTACCGGGATCTTGGTATTCTATACCTGCTAAACATTCGACATGGACAGCATCCTGTCTCATTAGCTCTAGCGATTGTCTAGTTATAGAATGAAAGTTAAAGGTAACTTCCCAGTCTTGATAATGTGACTGCACTGGATAATTAGTCTCACCTCCATATCCTGCTCCCTTAAAGGTATCTGTTAGGTTCTGAAGGTTAGGCAAGGTTAACGTTGCCATTCCGATAAATCTCCATCCGTCTTTCCAAACGGAGTAGTTGTTAACTTGTAATGGAATCTGTGGTCCCGGCATATGATGATTAATTAATAACGTTATTAGGAGGCTAGCATTATGCTAGCCCCCAGTTCTCTAGTTAAGCTGCTTCTGCTTCTGGAAATAGTACTTGCAAATAGCTAACATCTAGCTCTAACTTGAACTCTATCCATTCGGCAGGAAGCGGGAAAAATTCGTAGACGTGGAAGGTATAATGTCCATCAATCATTGCTGTGTCAGGATTCTCATCATGCCTAAACTCTACTCTAGCTCCCAAAGCATTCCCCGAACTAACTAATGAATTCAACCAAATGTTAGTTGTATCTACAATAGTATCTATCAATCTCCTATTAGTTGGCTTATCTACTTTCTGAAAGATAGTTAATACTAGGGAATTACCTACATAATCCGTCATTCTCCTAGCAGGCATCCACCTATCTTTCGGATCTGTAATGAAAGGATAACAACCCATATTAGATCCCCATGCCTTCCATCCACCTATCCAATTGATAGCAGTTATAACTCCCTGCCCATTTAACATATCTCCATAGTCTTTCGAGAATATAACTTCAGCATTAGGATCTCCCCATTCTGGCGGCATCCCAGATGGATAACCTCCACCCCAACCTCCTACTATAGTTTTATTCATCTCTAGCAACTTATTACTAGGAGTCTCGACAGGAATGTTGCCATTATCAATATCTGTCTTTAGAATCCTAGCACCTAACTCTACAGATAGCCAAATATCTCTATCTTCTAATCCTATTCTAGGCCAAAGTGTAGCTTGTCTTGGATGCGTATAATTGTTCTTATCCTTCCATGCCTTAACATCCATAGCCTTCTTAACCTTAGCACTATCAACATCAGTTAATGTTATGCATCGGAAGCAACCATTAATCTCATCTACCTTATTCGACATGATTGCCGCAACCTCTGGATCTTGTGACCAGAATGGAACTATTAGTATTCCCGGTACAACACCTAGCTTCGGAAACACATTCTCTATAACCTCAATTCCAGTCAGGAATCCAGTGTTAATATCCATTCCACCTATGATATGCGACTTGTCAGCATTGATAGGTTTAGAATCCCACCATGATAGCAATACAGGAAAGTCTACATCTTCTGGTATAGCACCTCCCGGTACAGCCGATAATGTTAGGAAATACTCTGTGCTTCCTTGTGGATCTTTCTGCCAAGAATAAACATAATCAACATCCTTCGTCAATGGAGCACTAGTAACTGCATCCTTAACAACTAACGATTCAGGAATTACAAATCTACTAATGAAGCTACAAACTCCATTAACAAACGTAAATTCCTTATCTGCATTTCCTGTCTCATCTAGCCAGAACGGATCACTAAGGTTATTGATATAACTGCAAATAATAGGTCCACAGTTAAACAATGCAAAGTAAGTATACATAGCTTGACATAGAGTAAACGACCTCCAATCATCGCTATATCCTAACTCTGCTACAGCATCCTCAAAGTTAAAATAGATCCTTGGTTCATCTGGTTTAGGTCTATTCTCCGGTGCTATCTGATGCACTGGTGCAGTACCTACCAGAAACGGAATACCACTATCCGCTGTTACGGGAGCTACTATCGATGTAGGAACATCCCGCCAAGTTACACCATGTTTATAAGATGAAACTGCCATACTCTATTTTCTTTCTTCGTTAGGCTTAGTTACCTTTCTTTCTCTCTCTGCTCTTTCTCTATTATACTTCAGCACTTCTTGTGCTGCTAACCACTCTAAACTTCCTCGAGTATTAACTTTCTCTGCTGCTTCTGCTACCTTGAAACTAGGGACTACCAAACTCCTAAGCATAGGCTTAGTCTCTATCAATGATAAAAGCTGTGGTGGAGGTTCACTACCTAATATTAGCAAGTGTCTCCTTATACCTAACTTAGGAATAGATGGACCCATATACATACTATTCGTTACTTTTTGTTTCTCCGCCATTACCTATTACCTCTTCTAATATTTCGCCTCTTTCTAACATAGGCCAATCATATCTACCCTCTCCAGCATCTGGTGACATATAAGTACTATCATACTGACTAACCATAACTGGTAGCTGAAAGTCACATTGTATCTCACCAAAGAAATACGGATACTCATTATAAGTTATAGCACCAGCAGCTTTCTGTCTTTGATTAATCTGCCAGTTCAAAGGAAGTCTAAGCGGAAACCTCTGTCTAACAACTGATTGCTCGCGAAGTCTCTGTTTAAGCCTCTCTATCAACTGCATAACATCTCGATAACCTTGCTGGTCCCTAGTATCATCAAAGCAACCTATTAGAAACTCTACAGTTACCTTCTCATATTCATCCGATTGCACCCCACTCTTAGCCCTAACTATAACTGCTGGATATTGTGTTATCTCTCCCGGTATAACTTCACCTACTTGATTTCTAGGTATATATCCCGAATATACTTGTGGTGCTACCTTACTAGCTGTCTGCTCATTCGAACGAAAGCGTAGCTCATGAGTATTCATAGCTACAAACTCAACTAATGCAGATTCTAACTCTGGAACTGTCACAATTTAATTCCGGCTAAAGGTAACAATTGAGTCACCAACCAAAGCACAAATAAAATTATTATTACTATCCTAACAATCTGTAAATAGGGAGCTATTCCCGGTATTAGTCCTAACACCCAGAACAATAATGCTAGTATTATTAGTACTATTATTATATGTATAATTAATGTAATCATACAAACTTGAACCTCTTTTTAAATTCGTTGTTAGATGTTGTTAGCATTAACATCCTAACAGGATCTGCTACAGCATGCGATCTTAACATCTGCGGAATCCCTATGGTATATACAGGACTAATAGGATATTGGTCTGCTGATCTTCTTTCCATGACCCTACCGTCAGGAAGCAAAAATGCTCCACTAACACCGGGTCCACGACTACTACTAGTGATAGGTTTTCGATTGCCACGTCTAATCTCCACACTAACAGTTTGCCTCCAACCTCCTCCACTAGGTCCGAATTCCGATACAGGTTTCATTCCTCCACTACCTTGTATCTCTCCTTTTAAACTTCCTGCATTAGCAGGATGTATCTCTATAGGAGCACTACCAACATTATATCTAGCAGTTATCCTTGCTTGTCCGTCTGTTTGTCCTTTAGTTAAACCAACATTAAGACTCTCTGCCATCCAAGGTCTAAGCTTCTTAACAGTATTAAGAACTACCTTTCCTTTTCTCGCAACATCGCTAGCATCTATCCTTAATGGCATAATAACGTTATTAAGTAATCGTCGTCATCTTAGAAAGAGAAACCTCATACACTTTCTCTGCATCTACTATATCTAGTATTCTCCATCCTATCTTAACCTTCTGTCTTCCTACCTGTCTAATCTCATATATAACCTCCTCGGGATTAGGCATACTCGAAAACCAATGTATAGGTACAAACCATAACACATCTCCTAAATATACTCCTTGCTGCTGTACTACAGCTCTTTCTTTCAGAGTGTTAGTATCCCATACTACTACATCTGTAAACTGCTTAACACCTACCTTTCCATCTGCTATCTCGAAGGTCATCTCCTGTGCAAACTCTGTCTCCTCTGCAAATACTTCCATGAAGTCAGATAGAAACTGACCTTTCAATCCTAGCTCTTCTTTGTTAGTAGACATTATCTATTCTTCCTATTAGCCATAGCTCGCCTAAGCGATTCAGCTTGCACAGCAGCTACTTCGTCAGATATTATCATTTCCTCCACATCCCTATTATTAAACTCTCCTTCTAATGCTCGTTTATCCCTAGCTTCATCGGGATCTGCTTCCCCTTGTCTAACAATATACCTCCGCTTCCTATACTTCTGCGGAATAATTGTTTCATCCAACACACTACCAAATCGATGGAACCTGCCATCGATAATCATATTAGTTCTTATTTTTACGCTTGCCATATAGAGTTAGTTAGTCATCCTATTACACTACACCAGTTAAAACTGTCCATGACAGCAGATCAATCGGAACGGGAACTGGTCTGCTAGTCAGTGTATTCATAATTAGATTCTTGTTAACGTTTGATTCGTACTTAGGAACCCTGTCCGACATATAGCTATGGAACTTACCATCAGTCTGTTCGATCTGACTAACCATAGCATAGATAAGTCGATTCTTAGTATCCGAACTACCTATTAGTACTCTATCCGGTGGAACTAACGGAACAGCAGGACCACCTTCTGCAACTACATATGTACCAGCATAAATGTAGTTCTTCATAACAGGATAGGTAAATGCAGGACAGACAGCTACACCAGCAGGTAGCAATTCCGGCATATTATATCCTCCTGTCATAGGAACCCAACCAGATAGATTCTTTAGGGTATCCTTAACACTAGGATTATTCCACAATGCCTTCCATGCTTCCGTACCATAGATAGCTATATTTCCTGAATAACCATTAGCATTCATGCCTTGCTGTGCAGCATGTAGATCGTCTAATGGTAGAGCAGTTGGATCTGTCCAAGGTAGAGCAACAGCCGTAATATTAGTAAAACCATAGTCTAATATCACATCCGTTTGCGTTCTATAATGGATAGGAATCTGACCTAAGAACATGCACTGGCAGCACATCCATTCTTCAGTCCTAGTAATTTCCTCATCCATATCTTGGATGTCATCTGCCATCATATTAGCTAACCTCTGTTCTGGAGTATAGAAATCATAGGTATTCTCACCCCACCACGGTTTGCTAATTTCCCTAAGTGTAATAACTCTAGCAGGTGCTATAGCAGGTGCTTCCAGCATTGTTCGCATGAAAGGTCGTCTCCTACCTATGACTTGTCCTTCCATTGGTAGGATAAACGGAGCTAACTGTTTACCTCCCTTGCGAACATCTATTTGCACTACATCCGATGCGATATAATCTCTACCAGCAAAGAACGTATCCTTAATAAAGCTAGGTATAGGATAGCGATACTCGAGAGCATCGATAACCGAAACCGTATCATACATACCTACATCGATAGGTACGCTAATTTCCCTAACTCCCGGTGATGCAGCTTTTTCTGGAGCAGGTGGTTGATCTCCCGCACCTCTTGTAATTTTGATAGCCATATTATATTCCTATGGTGATTAATTAATAACGTTATTAGTCCTATGGAATAGTAGGCGGATTAGGTGGAGGAGTTTCTAGTCCTGCATATTCATGATAGCTATACTCCAAAGCTATCCCCATATTCATTAGAGCTATGTCTAACGGACCCCCAGCAGGTATCCCACCATCTACTTGATTAACTGCTTCT